TGACGTCATTCGGACTTTGCCTTTCGGCGCCTTCTCACAGACGAGCGTGCCGTTGTCCGTGGTCGCCAAGCGCTCAAGAACTTTTTCGACGCTCACTGGTCCCATTATTCCCCCAAGCCGCTCGGCGCTCGAGTTCGGACGCAGCGCAGGCCCTTGCGCTGTCGCTCGCGATACTGCCGCGAGCGTTCGGCAGCAGCGGAGGGCGCCCGCAACGGCGCTCCTGGGGCATTGTCATCCATTGATCTTTTCCTCACTAGCCGGAGCGGCGTTCAAACGCGAAACAGTTGGATTTTGATTCCGGCGCCTTCTCGCAGACGAGCGTGGTCTTGTCCGTGCCCTTAAAGTGACAGGCCTGCTGGAAACGCTAACTTTTTGTGGTGCCTGTCCCATAAGGCGTCTCTGGTCGCTTCGGGCAAATCGCCAAAGTCGACCCATACATCGCTTCCGGGAGAGCGGGCGAAGTATTCCCGCCCGACTTGCTGGTATTCCTCAGGGATATCGGAATAGACGCCGTAGGGGTCGGCTGTAAGCGCATATATCCACTCGACCTCAGCAGTTTCTGGATCGATATGAAGCCCGGCTTCCTTGCGGATCGCAAGCCAATTTTCAATTTCTTCCGCTGTCATCTTCTCGTTCGTCATTGTCGTGTCTCCTTTCTGAATGTTGATGCACATTGCCTATGACAGCCTGCGCGCTGTCGTTATTGTGGACGTGTTCCAGAGAGTTCACGTGTTTGCTCTTCCGACTTCGTCCGCAATCTCCACAACGAGTGACACCAACTCGCCGCCTGCGACCGATTTTGTCCAGCCCGTGAGCCAAAGCCGAGTTTTGGCGGGGAGGTCGCGCTCGATTGTGATTCCGCCACGGATGTTTGGGCAGGCTCGCGGGCGAGGTTTCCACCTTCCGGTCAGCGATCCTCGGCCGACGCGCTCAGCCATTGCTGGCTCCAATCTGACCGAAACGGTTTATCACAGTCGCGTGTAGCGGGACTTCGACACGGGTGAGTCGCAGCTCATGTACATCATTCCAGTCGGTGTCGACCTTGGTGGGAATCTGAACCTCGACGATGCGCCCATCCAATCCGAGCCGTTTGGCAAGCGCATAAGCTGCGGCCTGGCCTCCATAGTCTGGATCGTTGTCGCCAAAAATGACGATCCGTTTTGCCTCGGGCGGAGATTGCCAGGCGGCCAGCAGCCCGGCATTTCCGGCAGCCCAGCACGGAACACCGAAGAGCGCCGACGCAGACAGCGCGGTTTCGATCCCCTCGGCAATCCCCAGCGCGTCTCCGGCAGGCGCAAGGCGAATGGCCGCCCCTTTTGCAATAGTGCCCGGCATAAACAGTCGCGGCTCTATCACCGGCGCCTTGCGCCCGTCGTCTGTGAGGTACGTCCGGTGCAGGATCGAAGGTGAGCCATTCGGCCCACTCACCATCGCGATCATGGCGGGATGAAAGGACGGGCAATCAGACTGATAACGCACGTGATAGGCGATACGCAGGCACGCTGGAAAGGAGGTCAGGCCAGCGCGACGAAACAGGTAACGGCCAGCCGGATCACTGATCTCGATGCTCTTGCTTGATCGCCATAGTTTGTTCATCGCATCGCGTTTAGCGCGATCGCTACGTTCGCGCTTTGGCGCATCTACCGGCGTCGATCCGATAATAGCTTCGATCCGTTTTGCGGCCTCGCAAAACTCCCATCCATTTTTTCGCATTACCAAGGCAATGCCGTCGCCAGCTCCGCATTGTGAGCAAATCCACGTCCCCCGTCCTTCCTTGTTGTCCCACCGCCAGCGATCCTTGCCGCCGCACATGGGGCATGGACCATGCCTCCCGGTGAGGAATGACCCTCCGATGCCAAGCGCCGGCAGAATTCCCGACCAGCGCCCTTGAGCGCGATCTTTAAGCAGTAGCCTGTTGAGCATGACGTTGCTTGCTCTTCGCCCATGCGATCTGACGGGATTTGATCCATGACAACACTTTCGGTGTTGGTTGCATTACAGGAACGTCTTTGTAACCATTCGGCCAAACGCCGAACTTCTCCCGGAATTTGTGAGCGGCCCATCCGCTCGCGTAGCCGCGTCCTTGTGCGTATCCCATCAACTGTGCATAAAATGCTGCCTTCTCATCCTTCGATGCCGCATCTCCGCGCTTCGTTCGCCCAGTGATCTCAATGAGCTGACCGTCGACGACTTCAACGGTGTCGATAACCTCGGCCTTGAACCCACACGCCGGACACTTGAGCGTCCGTGGCGGTTTTAGGAACGAACACTGCGGACATTCTTTCGGCAAACGAATCCGATCAGAGGCCTTCGGTCTTGCGCGCGCACGGCCATCGTCGAGAGCTTCGTGGTGAATGTCGGTTACAAAGCCGAGCCGCAGATGCGTGTCGGAGTGGTCAAGGATCAAGCAATCTTCCTTGCCTTCTGCTGTTCGCAGTCCGCGACCGATAATTTGTACAAACAGGATCTCGGATTTGGTCGGTCTCGCAAGGACGATGCAGCGCACATCCCAATCAATGCCCGTCGTCAGGCACCCGACGTTGCACACCACGCACATCCGGCCGCTGTGGAATTGCCGCTTTGATCTCTGTGCGCTCGTTGATCGGTGTGTATGCGTCGATATAGCCCGTTGAAACGCCTGCTTCGGCAAACTTCGCTTGCAAGTGTTTTGCGTGGGCGCGATCGACCGCAAAGCAAAATGTCGGTCGGTTTTGTGCTCGCCGAAGCCAAGTATCCACGACGTCGGCGACGAGTGGATTGTCATTCATCACGCCGGACAGATCGCCTTCGTGGTAATCCCCAGCCACTGTACGAACTCCCGTCAAATCCGGGTGCGACGGCGCGAACACACGAAATGGCGATAGATAGCCTTCCGAAATCAAATCCTGCGTCGTCGCCGCGATAATCAAATCGTCGAAGTATTGCCCGAGGCCTCGCGTCCAAGGCGTCGCAGACAGCCCGATGAACGGCCGGCTTTGCCATGCCGGATCAAGCATCCATTGTCCGTAAAAATCGAACCAGCGATGGCACTCGTCGATCATTACTACGTCGGCTTCTGGGATCGGGCGACGTTGCAAGGTCTGCACGCTGGCGACCTGGACCGGCCGCGACCAATTCGTCATTGCGTTCATTCCCTGGATGACGCCGATATCGCGGATGCCATCATCCCAAAACGCCTTCACGGTTTGATCGACAAGAGACAGTGCCGGGACCGTAAAAATCACGCGCTTCTGCTTGGCTAATGCCCCCTCTGCCACAGCTGCCGCGACCAACGTTTTTCCGAAGCCAGTGGGCGCTTGCAGCAGCGGTTTGCGTTTGCCCGAGCCAAAGGATTGCCTCAACAGGTCGATTGCGCGGGCCTGGTGTGGTCGCAACTCCCGGTTCATGCCGGCCCCCTCCGCCCATCCGCACAAGCCAGTGCCTCACCGTTAGAGTTCATTCTCCCTTGGCTAGGAGTCTTCTCTGCCTCTGTGTCTGTCTCTGAGGACCGTGACGTTACGGGCCGTGTTACGCCGTCGTTACGCTGCCTGTTACGGTGCCGTCGCATCCGTTCAGCAGCCGTCGGATCTTCAACGTCACTCTTGTATTGTCGGCCGGCCCAGTTGTGGGGATGCGTTCCGGTCTCGTCGTACTCAATCAGCCCTTCCGCCTTCAGGCGATCAAGGACGCGCTCCGCCTTCTGCGGCTTCATGCGCAGCTTGAAAGCTATCTCCTCGATTGGCGGGAGGACGCCACGATTTGCCGAAGTCAGACACCAGAGATTGATTAGTGCCTTGAACAGGGATGGATCGAGCCGCTGTACCTTAGGGTCATCGACAAGATCATCGTAGACGCGGAACCAATAGGTCATGGCGCCACTCCGCATTTGGCGCTTGCGTCGGCGACGATAAGTGATGCGATGATCCATTCCGACAACACAGGATTCTCCTCTTCGCTCAATGGCTGAACGAAAAGCGAAAGTGTCGGAATGGAATTGATGTTATTGAAGTCTCAGGAGACTCTTAATCAGCGGGTCCAAGGTTCGAGTCCTTGTGCGCCCACCATTCAATTTTTAGGCTTTTGAATTTGCTTGTACTTTTCGGAAGAAAGCCCCACCGCAAAAACCGGAACAACCCCCACGATCAAAATAACTCACTGCTGGCCGAATAATTGCGTCGCTCGCGAGGCGTGAATGGCCTAGCCTAGTTGACCTTCTCAAGCCCGAGCTCTTCGAGAATGCCGGGCATCGAATAGTTGAGCTGTTCGATCGCCCAGCTCTTATTTCGAAGCACGAACGCGCGAACTTGGGATAACACTTCGTCGACGA